CCAAACAGAATATCTACTCTGTCATTGTTTTTTGTAAGGACTTCATAGATATTTCTTACATTGTTTGTAACACTGTTATAGGCAATGTTGTTTCCTACAAGGGATGATACTCGTGTCCATTCTGCTTGTTGTGTACCTGTTGTATCTAGGCTGAATAACCATAAATCGTCATTGTTGATATTTTCTGCATCAACTGCTACTTTTTCATTAGTGGTCGGAACTTCAATAGCAAAATCTGCCAGCTCTAGACTACCTTGCTTAAACATTAAAAAGAAACCAGTGTTTGAACTTCCTGCACCACGAGAATCGTTTTTGTATATAAAACCTAACTCATTTTTTGGTACTGGTGGTTCCTCGTATATATTTTCTTTATCAATAAAACTCGTGCTCACAACCTCGAATGACATGCCACGGCCAGCAACTGTTTTTGTATAAGCAAATAACGGCACGTCTGCCAGCAGCGTTCTAAATCTATATTGTTCAGTTGGTATAGTTTGTATAATTGCAGATCCTTGACTACGGCCAAATTCAGTATTATCACTCATTGCCGCATTTAGTACCAAAATAAACTGTTCTAACCAGTTTATGTTTGTGGGATCATTCCAAATAATAGTCTGTGATTGTAGATTTTTTCCGTTGCTGTCTAATAGATCTTCTGTGGTACTTACAGTGTCAAATTTTAACAGGCCTGTTGCTGGAATGTTTCTCTTGGCATTGTAACTCAGCATACGTGCTAGGCGTAGCACACTTTCTTTTCTTTCAGCTAGTTCTAAAAAATTTTCTCGACTTGCTAGATCAATACGAAAACTTATGCTTTGACCAAGGAATGCTACTGCATCAATTAATGCCAAGTATTCTGAACTTTCTATATAATCGTTGAAATCTTCTGGATAGTTTTCACGCAGATACGTGATCATTACTCTACGTAGATTTTCAAAATCATAGCTTTTAAAATCAGCATTTTGAAAAGTCTGATATATAGTTTTCCAATCTTGATTGAGTATCAAGTTAGTTTGTCTTGTTGTGGTTGACATTCGTATCCAGTTCCTTTGTAGTATTTAATCAGAAAAAATAACTGGTCATTTAATGATTGAATTGTTTTTATCAAAGTCAAAGGTCATTCTTTCATTGACATTGAAAGGAATATAAACTATGTCGGCTTCAATGCGTATTCCTTGATCAGTTGAATCTACCAGCACTGCATTGATGGCAATTCTAGGATCGTAGTTAATAATTTCTTCAACATCTTTAGATATAAGGGTTTTTACTTCGTCGGTGAAATTTTCAAAAATCATATCCCAAATAATAGTTCCAAAATTTGGGTTTTCTAATTTTTCACCTTTGCGAATATAAAAATGATTCATAATATCTTGTTTAACTAGATCTATATCATACAGTTTAAAATTCTTTTTAGATTCTAACGAACTAAAACCCTTATAGGTGAATGCTCCGTTATCTCTATCTCCCACACTGGCTTTGTTTTTTGCCACAGTTTTTTGATTATATAATTTTGCCATGTTTATTCCTTAGTCTACATCTCTATCAGTTTTATCTGGTTGTAAAAATTCTGGGGCATTAGATTCGTGCAATTGCCAAGGTTCGTGCATGGGAACTCGCCACATTAATGTCTTTAATTTTTCCTCTGATTGATATCTCTTGTTCTTGCCCCAACCAACTGTGATATCAGTTACTGGTACTTCATGAAGTGACAACGGCTCGATGGCTTTGGCTTTATCAGATGAAGAAGCGGTAGGTCCATTCATGTCAATTCTGCTGGCAGTTTCTTTATATCGACCCCCAGCTTTGATATCCATTGTGCCCGAAGCTGTATTTTTAAAATTACCGCCTGAATTAATATCAAAATTTCCTGAGCTGGTTATTTTGGTGTTGGCTCCAACAACGTGTTCGTATTCAGCACCTATAGTAAGTTTTCCGTCTTTGCCGGCAGTGATTAAAAAATCTGTGGCTATGTCGGCTTGCAGTCGTCCAGAGGCTGCTCGCATATTGATATTTCTGCCAGCTTCAAAATTGATATCTCTGTCAGCTCGTATATTCAAATCGTTTTCAGTGTGGATAGACACAGAATCTTTTGCATAGATGTCTATTTTACCGTTGCTGGTTAGTTCTATCCAGGCTGTGCCTTTGGAGTTTGCAATGTAGATTAAATCTTCTGTATTGTGAAGCAACAACTGATGTCCGGTACGAGTGCGTACTCGAAAATATTCATTAGCAGGAATTGTGGGCTCGCCTTTTTCTCCTTCAAGAGTGTCTGCATATTCTCTAGGACCTTCTCCTGCAGGTTTTTTTCTTTGATACTGATCGTCACCGTCATCAAATACTAATTGAGTTCCGCCTAGTCTACTCACAAACACCGGAGCAGGACTTTGACTTTGTTTTGTGCCTATACTTTTTCTCAATGCGCCTGGACGGCGATCTAATGGGCCTGGGGTGCTTATACCAAATACCATGTTCGGCACAGACCTTCTAGAAGTAGATGTTGTTGCGCCTCGAACGTCGTCTTCTAATAGTCCCTGTTCTAGAAATCTATCAGCTATAGGATGCACTGGTTTTTTTATTTTATCTACCGCCATGTTCTTGTCAAGGGCGTTGGCGGCTCTGTTTATTTCTCCTACTGGCAGTGGTTGTTTTGTATCAAATTTTTCTTTATCGCTATCAGAAAGTTCAACATCTGTAGATGCACCGATTGCTGGAATCATATTGTTAGTGAATCTACCTGGCACACAACTGATCCAATAGCCCTGTGCGGGATCACCGTCTACAAATGCTACAAGAACAGTTACTCCAACGTCCGGTGGAATAAACCACATCCCGTAACTTTTTTGTGTGTCATTGAAATCTGTTTTGTTTTTCCCCATAAATTCATAGGCTGTTGAGCCATAAAATGGGCTGGCAAACATTACCGAATAGGTTTGATTTACATCACCTATTATGTTTCCGTCTCTTCTTAACAGTGTGACTTGGAGACCTCCCATAAATGCCGGGTCAAGATGGCTGATTACCCTGGCCAGGTATAACCCTGCGCCCATGTCTCTTTTTCTAGTATTACCTAATCTTTTTTCAGTAGACAATTTATGCTCCGGCTGCTATAGCAGCATCAACAACAGATGACACATCTTTTTGTTCTTTTAATGTATACAACAACACTTGAGATTTGCTTATATTACTTTGTCCTTCATAGGACTGAGGCTGTCCAGTCATCCTAATCAATTTTAAAGTCTGTTGAAAAGTTCCAGCACTAAATTTGTGACCACAACTGACTACTTTATAAATTCCGCTGAATGGACTTACTATTTCGCCTTTGGGGAAATTCCATAGACCACCTTGGCCAGTAGTGCCTAAATTTGGTTCTATAGGTGTTCTAAAAGTAACATAAACATAAACATCACTGCCTTCATAATTCATTGTGAGATCACCGTTAACTTGCGAGGAAGGTCCTTTGGGTGCAAGATAGTTGCCTAGTCCAGTATCAACTAACCAAAATGGATCGCCTAGGATATCAATAGTTAAGTTGATAAGATCTGCAGAATTATTTAAAAATGCATTTTGAAAAGTATCTGCTACTCTTCTTTCTGTACTTACATCTCCCGATCCGCCCGGAATTGGCGGTAGTCCGGCTGCTTCGTCTGGTTTAACTGACTTGCTTCCAGTGACCGATGCGGCAGTTTCTGGTTTGCTTCCAGTCTGTAGTTCTGCTTTATTGGTTTTTTCTTTGCCGGACTCATTGGTATCTTTGCTTTGATTGGTTGCAGTCTGCTCCGGAGGCGAAATAGGTCGGCCTGTGTAAAACATATTGTCTATGTCTATGTCAAACTTTAAAACATCAAGGTTTAATCCGGTATATATGTAATCGTACTGCTTGGCAATAATTTTTTTAAGTTGTGAAAGTCCGGGTGAAGCGGCTGTGGGATTTTTTAAAATATCACTGTGAACTTTAAATGGTAACACTCTAAAGATTATCCTTTTAGCATACTCATTACGTGTGATGTCAAAATCTAATAGCTGTATTTGAACATCAATTCTAAACCACTCAATTTCTCCGGTACTGGGATTTATGTTATCTTCTTTAATGGCATTTTTAGCATAGTTACTGCTTAAAACACATTGAGTTATAATATCAGTTAACGATTGATTTTGTGCAAATTTAAATTCTCTAACACTAGGATCAATGGTCATTTTATTGCGCTGAACTAGTCCTGTTTTTTCATCTCGTACATCACCTTCTAGACTGCTTACATATGTTCCGCCGGAGTTTACAGTGAATCCCATGGAATTTTTATCTACGCCTAGCGGGCCTTCTCCAAAATTTAAAGATTCTTTTGAATTAGATCCAATATCTTGTGCTTTGATTTGCGACGGAGGCGCAGAGGCTTTGTCTAGAGACGTTCCTAGTGCAGGATCAAGTCCAACGTTGTCACTGGGATCAGTAGGAAAAACTATCAAATACTTGTTGGGAATTCCCCCTTGTTTTGCTACAGAATTTCTTTCCCTTTCATTAAGCACTGAAACTAGACTTCTGGGGCCAGCTGCTAACAGTTCTTTTAGAGTATCTCCAACAATGGCAATATCTGAAAATGATTGATTTAGAGTATTTGAAAATCCCTGATGACTGTAAGGTATACATTCGCATTTGTAATTGCTGCCGCCTTCATTTACACTGAATTTTACTTTTTTAAATTTTACCGTCCAATATCTTGCTAGCTGATCGGTGCTGGCAAAAACATTACCGTCGTCTGTGAATCCTAAAAATTCAAGTTTTAAAAGATAGGGCGCATTATCTAGATAACTGGCATATCCGGCATTTATAGCAGCTACCTGCATGCTCTGCAACAGCAGTCCCATACTATAGGGCTCATATATATCAAAACTAAATGACACAGCATTGGTGTTTCCAGTTTTTTCTGAGGCAGCAACAACAGTATGCATTTGAAAATTATCTACATAATATTCAGGAGAGCCGTTTACTGTATTTGTACGGTTACCTCCAAATCTGCCAGCAGATGCAAAAATTATGGATGATTGAGTTTTGGCACCTGTTTTACCGTTATAAGAATCGTTTAACCATATAGATGGATTCTTTCTATATGATGTAGGATCATTGAACTGCTTAGGTGTAAGGCAGGCCATACTCCACAACGGCACATAGCTGGCAAACTTGTGTAAAGGATTAGCATACGGTGGACCACCTGCGGCTGCTGCTCCTGCTGGCGAAGCCGACGCAGAATTGTCTCCCGACTCTTTGGTTGTGTTAACTGTGGCACCTATGTTTTGAACGAATGTGACTACCTTGGCTATGTTTTGAGAAATCATATCATACTCCTAGATACTTTTGAAGATTTGATTTCTTAGGGCAAAAAATTTTTCTTCCTGGTTCAAAATCATAGATAGGATCTCTAATTACGTCCATATTGCGTTGAGCAAACACCCACCATAACTTAGGATCTCCGTAAAGGTCATAGGCCAAAAGGTCGGGCCTATGTCTGTACTGTCCTTCAATGGCATACAAGAAATCGTCAGGTTCGGCCGGAACTGGACGTATTTCTAACAATTCAAGATAGAGATTGTTTTGTGGTGTATTGGCCCAGGGAGAAGATCTTTTATACTCAGCCATTTAGATACTTCCTACAATTGAACCGTTGGCATAATTTTTTAAGTTAAACTCTCGAAGCTTTGTTCTATTATAAATCGGTGATACTGTTACTGAAATTTCACTTAATACAGGAACCCAAGTTGGTGAATTATTATACTTACTGCATTTGATATAATTAACTTCTGGGGGCAGCGTTACACTGAAAGATTTTATAATAACTGGAACACTGTTGAATACTCTTGATCCATATCCAGAAAGATTACAGATGACTGGCGGGTTTCCAACGTTGTCTCCTGAACCAAACCACATCTTGGTTGCTGTTTTAAAAAATGTTGTTGCTTCAATCCAATACTCTGCATCTGTTGCAGTTTCTGCAGAAAACTCTCCAGTGATTGTGATGTCATCTATTTGACTGTTTTTATATGCCTGAAAGGGTTGATTGCTATGTACAGGATCGATTTGTGTATAATTTGCTTTAGAGGACACCGTGACGCTGGGAGTGTAGGGCCATACTACACCTTTGGTACTTTTCAATCTGTCAAACGTACCTTCACCAAACAATCCAAAATTGCAATCTATTCTTACACGCCAATCATCGGCAGTCCCAGGTTGAATTGCCACAAAAGCACCTTGTTGTTTAAAAATTTCACCTCCGCTGGGCAAGTTTTTTGCTCGGCCCAGACTGAGTATATTGTTAAGAGCGCCGGCGGCGCTGGAAATTGAAGTAGCCAGTGACTGTAATCCAGACCCAAGACCGCCTGCTGACAATCCTAGTTTGCTGATACTGGCTCCAATGTCAGCAGCTCGATTTGCTAGGTCTCCTGCACTAGGTAGACTCTGTGCAAGATTTGCCACATTGCCTAACGCTGTTTTTGCAAATCCAGCAATTTGGTTGGCTCCACTTTGAAGATCACCAGTCACGCCGCCAAGAGGACCTACACCGCTGTTTAACGCTCCTCCAAGTTGACCTACTTTTGTATCTAAATCAGCTTTGAGCGAAGCAAACTGTTCCCCTACTGCAGAAACATTGGCTGAATTTGTAACCGAGGATACAGCTTCAGACACTGATGCAATAAGTTTTGCTTGCGGATTAATTGACAATGGCATAATAAATCTCCGTATACTCTATTTATTCTTGAAAAAATGTGCTATAATATAAGTAATAGGAGAACTCATATGATAACTACTGTACCTAAAATCAAGTACCTAACCAATAAAGATTTACTAAAAGAAATACATTTAAGCAAAAATACCTACTGTTATTTTGAAAAACCCGAGTACGCAGATTATGATTTAATTGTACCTGATTTATCAAAGATCAACATACGCACGATTGCAGAAGCCAAAAGAAATAAAGCAGCCAAATTGTCAAAGTCTGCACAAGAGCAGGCACAGCTGGCAAGCGGTAAAAAAATGCCTGCTAAAGAATTTGAAGTTGACTACAAGAAAGTGGCAAAAAGTGATCTTGTATTTAGAATAATGACGTTTGATCATATTCCCCTGGCTCCTGGTCGTAAAAAGACCTTGAAGAATACTGCTGACAGTCACGACAAAGTAAACTTTCCTCCTTTCCAACATTGGAAGTTTGATGACAGCAATAACTTGGTGTGTGTAGGTAAAAGCCACTGGAAGGGCGATTTAATAAATGGTGCTTTTAACAAAGAACACGGAAAAATGACAAACAATCTAGCTCGTATGTTTTTAAAACTATGTGAGCGGTATGCTACAAGAGGTAACGTTCGAGGTTACACCTACAACGATGAAATGCGTGGTCAGGCCATTCTACAGCTAACACAAATTGGTCTACAGTTTGATGAATCAAAATCCGACAATCCCTTTGCCTACTATACGGCCGCAGTTACCAATTCATTTGTTAGAATCATCAACATTGAAAAACGCAATCAAAATATTCGTGACGATATTTTAGAAATCAACGGAATGAATCCCAGTTGGACTAGACAAAATGCGTCGAGCGGGGGCGGTGGAGGCGGTGCTGTGAGTACTGGATCTGTGGATGGTAGTGATTGGGATTGACCTAGCTGTTGTAAATGTGTTACAATAACTAAGGAGATTCTATGTCATTATTCAAAAAAGTAGCCTGTTTCACTGATATTCATTTCGGATTAAAGTCCGGTAGTAGAACGCACAATCAAGATTGCGAAGATTTTGTCACTTGGTTTTGTGATACTGCCAAGGCACAAGGTTGCGAAACTGCAATCTTTCTAGGTGACTGGCACCACAATCGCAGTACCACTGATGTGAGTACTATGAATTATACTGTGTCAAACTTAGAAAAACTAAGTCAGTCGTTTGAGAAAGTATATTTCATTCTAGGCAATCACGACTTGTTCTACAAAGACAAACGTGAAATTAACTCTATTGAGTTTATGCGATTGTTCCCTAACATTGTGCCTATTAAAGAAACGCTAACTCTAGGCGATGTTACTATTATGCCTTGGCTGGTTGAAGACGAATGGAAAACTATTCCCAACATCAAGAGCAGGTATTTGTTTGGACATTTGGAGTTACCTAGTTTTTATATGAACGCCATGGTGCAGATGCCTGATCACGGAACAGTTCAGCGTTCACACTTTGTCAACCAAGAATATGTGTTTAC